CCACAATTAAACCCACTCACCAAAGCAATTGAAGATTATTTGAAGAAAGAATTCCCTGAACAACTTGAAATTTTCAAAAACGAAATGTTGGCGAAACAGGAGAGGGAAAGGTTATGAAGATTGGAAATACAAAGAGAGTTAAATATAAAAAGAAACGCGGCTCAAGAAAGACGTTTGGATGGTGATTGGAACCTGTCCAATCCCAATATTCGTGAAATAGGTCTCAAAGCGAACGCTTTATTAGAGTATTTGGTATTGAATGGGGACGTTCAAACTGAGGATCCCGATGGAGAAAATTACGTTGATGTTTACAACATTATACCAAATGGAGAATTTTACAGAACTTCTGAATTCGAAGTTATAGATAGTCCTGTGTATGGACAAAGATTTGCAGTCGGTGATGATTATGACATGGAACAAAGTTGTGTTGAGTATTTGGAAGAAGTGATTTACCAAGAAGGTATTGGAAGTTTCAGAGAAGATTTTGTTAAAGATTATATAGACGAGGATAAAGTGGTAGAGTGGGCTCAGCAATTTTTTGATTATGATATTCGAGAAAATGGAGAGGATTATGGTTTGGATGAAAGTTCACGGATGTTATCCTCAAAACAAGAACAAGAAATATCTCTACTCCGAAGCCGAATACAGAAGAATTACAACTTGATTCGAACATTCCAAGAACAAGGTCAAACTGAGTGGTTTACAAAAAAAATATCTGAGTTAGGGGAACTGAATGAAGAATATCAACAAACGATCGATGATATCGAATCCGAACCAGAAGGAGATTTCCCTCAAGAACTTTTGGACGATGAAGTTGAACGTTTGGTGAACAATGCTAGAAATAATATTTCAAGATTCATGGAAGATTATGGACTTAATTATGAAGACTATGTTGATACCGATGAATTGATCAAGGGAATTATTGAAACTGATGGATACGGACAAATACTCAATCATTACGATGGTGGAGCTGAGGAAATATATGTTAAAGATAGTCTATTTTACGTTATGAGAATTGATTAAAAATCCATTACAATTATATTTCATTCAATAACAGAATAAATTTGATGGCAAGGAGGAAAAAAATATCATTCAAGTTGAATCCTGAATGGATGGTTAAAGAACCTATGGATTTTGAATACAACAAATACACGTTGTTGGACTACCTCCAAAAATGTGATGAAAGTTTCGATAAATTCGAATTATATCCAAACTTTGTAGAGTTATCACTTCACTTAGCAAACATTCAATCAGTATCGAAAGAAAAAACATTATTATTGACCAATAAGAAATTTCAATCTTGCGATGATGAAATTTTGGTCAAAGAACTAATCCCAAAGAAACTTGGACCTTTATCTGAACAAGATGAAGATGAGTTGGATAAAACGATTAAATTTTCAGGACCAAAACTTTTTGATGCTTTCAATATCGCAAAGTCCATTTGGAACATTGCGTTCGAATCTATTGAATTACATCTGAGAAAAAACAATAGTAATATTTTTTCTAAAACAGGATATATTTTTTTCTATAAGAAACAAAATGAAATTTTATATGTTTGGGAATACGAGATCAAACACGATAAAAAAGATAAGTCAACATCTAAAACTACGTTGGAACTGATTTCGGAGGGTGCTATCGATCAACAAACTTTAACACATATACTCGATACAAATTCAAAATGGAGTAATACAGATTTTTATAAAGATTTACCTATCTTCGAAATCAAATGTTCAAAGAATTTTCCATTCGAGGAAACTATGGTTCCTATCATCAAAAGGAAAGTAATGTCATATATCTATCAAGTTATAGACGTTAAAAAATTAGACAACTTTGATTCTATCAAATAATTTGATATATTTTAATCAATTTAAAAAAAACAAAAAATAGAAATGACAAACGATAATTTGAAAAGAATGTTGTTAACCTCAGCGGAAGCTGATAAAGCAAAAGCATTATTGACTTTGGATTTGTTGGGGAACTTTGGTGTTGGTATAGGAGATCACTCAACCAAAGATTTTTATGACAATGCAGAAGAAGCATTAAGAATGTTAATTGATGCAGATGAACGAATCGAAACTATTGGAAAATATTTTGGGGGCGATAAACCAGTTCTTTAAAAAGATAGAATGGTATTTCGACATTTACTTTATTTGGATGTTATATAGTCCAAGTAAGTATGATCGTTATGCGGATTATTTAGAAAAAAAGTGGGGTAAAGATGGGAAAAAATGAAAAAGAAATGGTTAATCACCCAAACCATTATGGTGGAGAGTCGAATCCATACGAAGTTATCAAAGTTTGTGAAGAGTGGGGATTAGATAAAGATGCCTATCTCTTCAATGTGGTAAAGTATGTGGCGAGGGCAGGTAAAAAAGACCAAACAAAAGAATTAGAAGATCTCAAAAAAGCATCTTTCTATCTCAACAGAAAGATCGAAAATATCAAAAAGGATGGAGTTACAAACAAATAGAATAATAAACGGTGATTGTGTCGAAGAGATGGGTAATTTACCCGAATCAAGTATTGATCTGATTGTTACATCTCCACCATATAATGTAGGTATTGATTATGATGTCCACAACGACACACAGTCGATGGATAATTATTGGAGATTTACAGACGATTGGTTGTCACAGGCTTTCAGAATACTGAAAGACGACGGTAGAATTGCTATTAACATTCCATACGAAATCAACGTTCAGGACAGAGGTGGACGTGTTTTATTTATGGCTGAGTTTTGGGCCATGATGAAGAAAGTTGGATTCCAATTCTATGGATTAGTCGATCTTGATGAGAACGCCCCTCATAGAAGTAAAACTACTGCATGGGGTTCTTGGATGTCTCCATCGTCACCTTACATTTACAATCCAAAAGAGTGTGTAATTCTTGCTTATAAAAAAGACAGAATTAAGAAGGTAAAGGGTGAAACTCAGTGGAAGTTTGAAGTTGTTGATATTGAACATGAAGATGGATCAGTAAAGAAGAAAACCGTCTATAAAGATGAGGATAAGAAAGAATTCATGAGTTTGGTGTATGGACAGTGGGAATATTTTGCTGACACCAAACAACAGACAAAAGCAACCTTTTCAATGGATATTCCCAGTAAAGCTATAAAAATTCTGACTTATAAGAATGATCTTGTTTTAGATCCATTTGCTGGTTCGGGGACTTCATTGGTAAGTGCTGAAATATTAGGGAGGAGATGGATTGGAATCGAGTTGAGTCCAAACTATTGTGAAATCGCAAAAAAACGAGTTCAACACTTCGTGGATAAAAAAAAACAAGTGGTTCTTGATTTCTAAAGGTCTTAATGACCTTTTTTTTGTTTTCATGGATATTTATTTAAAAAAACTATAAATGTCTCAGATTATAATCACAGAAAGCCAACTTACAAGATTGAAATCAAATCTGAACGATGGTCAGTTGAATGAAGCTTGGTATAATACCGTAATGGATGTTGTGGGATTAGCGGATCCAACAGGAGTCGTCGATATCGTAAATGGTATATCATATTTTACACAAGGAGAAACCCTATTTGGGATTTTAAGTATCATCGCAGCCGTTCCTTATGCCGGTGATGTGGTTGCAAAACCTGTAATGGGGGCAATGAAATTAGGATCGGCAAGTACAAAAACTTTAGAAGCTGCTCTGAAAGCTGTATCTAGATTTCCTCCTGGTAGCCCTGAATATAAGGCGGCAATCAAATCTTTGGATACGTTGGCAAATAGTACTGGGGTCGTTGGTAAGTTGTTACAATCAGCTTCGTCTTGGGCACCAAAAATAAATAGAGCTCTTGATGGGATTCCTTTAGGTCCGTTCAAAGGGATGAAAAATACTCTAATGGATTATTTCACTTTATTAGGTAGAGCTGGTGCCAAAAGTAAAGGTTTACAGAATAGAGTTAAAGTAGCACTTGCAGCTCCAACACCTGCTAACTTGCAACGTAATATACCTGTCATTCAAAACTATCTTAAAACAAGTAAAATTTTTGATCCCGCATCTTTATCCAAACCTGGGTTTATGTCTCAGGTATTTTTTGGAGGCATACCAAGAATTTTCAGATCACCAGAAGGTAGAAGATTGAAAATCTTAATGCAATCAACTAAATGGTGGTTAGGATTTTTGGATTATATAGGTTTAGGTAACTTTGTTGGGCCAGAGGAAGTCATTGCTCAGATGGGAGACCCTGAATTTCAAAGAAGATTAGAACAGTACCAAAATACTCCTCAGGCAAGAAGGTATTTCGAAGAAGATTTTGGGCAAGGACAACCTGTCGATCAAACTCAATCTCAACCTTCACAAGATCAATCCTCATCTGAATCCTCAGCAGAAATGGATCCCTTTGCTAAATTTCTAAGAAATTTATTCATGGGACAACTAAATCCGTTACCGGTTTAATTATATATAAAATGAAAGAAGAACTTATAAAAAAACTAGTTCAAATACAATTACAGTGGAAATTTCTTCATTGGCAAACTTATGGTGATGCAAAACATCGAACTTATGGAAAAATTTATGATGGATTAGGGGAACTGATTGACGAATTTGCAGAAGTAATGATGGGTAAATATGGTAGACCAGAATTCGAAGCTGAGTTTGCTCTCATGTTCCAAGATATAAGTTCACTTAGTATTCAAAATTTCATGGATGGAATTACAGAATTTTTAGTCGGGTTCTCTGAACAATTAGATTCCAAATATGATACTGATTTATTAAACATTAGAGATGAAATGTTGGCTAAGATCAACAAATCGAAATATCTTCTTACATTAAAATATTGATGAAATTACTTAAAGAAAGTGGTCTGAGAGATATCAATCAATTGAAAAAGAGGTATCCAAAAGCTGAAATATATTTTCATCAGGATTTGGATGGAGTCACAACTGCAGTGGCAATGAAGAAGTACCTCGAAGATAACGGTATTGATGTTGTCGATGCTCACGTAATTCAATACGGAGACAAAGAGTTTGCAATCAAAAAGAACGATGCTCAGGGAGACACTATGCCAGTTTTAGTTGATTTTGCTCATGGGAAACCAATGTTCGTTATTCACACTGATCACCATGACAGACAGGCTGGCGCTGAAGATACTAAATCTACATCATTCAGACAATCAAGATCTAATGTAGAAACAATATCCCAAATAGTTTCCCCAAAAGATTTGTTTCCATCTTCCGACATTTTGTTGATTAGTACTGTAGATTCCGCTGATTTCGCGAGACAGAATATATCTCCCGAAGATGTGGTCAATTATCTTTTCAGAGTTGACAAAGAGACAAGTTTACAAAGAAACAAAATGTTACTTGGGTTAGTAACGAACAAACTTTTATTAGCCTTCAAAAACAAACCTGGATTCCTTGAAGGATTGGTTATGGATTCAGAGCCATCTTTAATGTCTATCCTTAACAACATCAAGGCATGGATGCGTAAAACAACTTCAGCAACCCCTGAACAACTTCAGAAGAACGCTCAAGAATATGTCCAACAGATGAAAGGTTTTCCAACTGTTACAGATAATATCATTTTTCAATATGGTGGTGGAAGTATGTTCAAACCTGGATCATATGACCGATATACACCGTTTAGAAATAACCCTGAAGCTGACTTTATGATTATGGCTTGGCCTTTGGGATTAGTTCAGGCTTCATGTAATCCTTTCAAAAAAGAAAGAGAGCTCAAAGGGGTCAATCTCGGTGAAATTGCACAAGAAGTTTTAGGTAAATGGGAAGACCAATTGAAAGAAAGATCAATACCATTGTCAACGATCAAATGGGTAAGTGAAACAAGTGTAGGACCTATGAGTGTTGGATTTACATTCAAAGATTTTGACGCACTATATGGTGGGAAAATAATGTTTATGGATGGAGGGGAAGAGATTCTTGGAAAAATAAAATCCATGATGGACAAACCCTTCAAGGAACTATCCGATGATGAAATGAAACTTTTGGACAAGATAGGAGTAAATGCTTGGGACTTAATTCAATCCAATTCAGGTGGACACAAATGTATTACTAATATATCTGGACTGAATTATTTAGGTAAAAGTACAAGACCTCCGAAAGGTGGAAACAGGTTCAATGAATCTGAAGATTCACCTTCAGTCAAATTTACAAAGATGATTGCAAACCAATTCCAAAAAGTTTTGAAAGAAAAAATTGATCTATCTAAAACAAGTAGTTAATAGTATCTCCTGCTGATATTCCGAGTCTATCACAGGTCCCACCTTGTAACTCCAAAACAATGTTACCATTCCCACAATAACTTGGACAATCATCTTCGATGCAAGGAGGACAATTGTGGTGAATGTTGACAACAACATTATTTTTTATTATTATAATATCTAAGGGGATTATACAATTTTTCATCCAAAAACATTGTTTTTTTCCACCCATTAAGAAAAGTAAGCCTTGTTTGGGATGTCTAAATTTCTTCCCCATCATACCTATCTGTTGGGAAAGTGGGTCAATCAAAGTGATGACTTTAAAAACGTTATTATTTATTGATACATCCATATTTATAAATACAAAATAATCACAAATAATGGACGACATAAGAAAAATGATTGATAAATTAAGAACCTTTAAAACAGGTCTTGATTCAGAAATCAAAGATGGAGTTGATTCCATATTCAATGAATATCCTGAATTGGAGAACATTGGTACCAAAGAAGAGTATTCTCAATATTTGGAGATTATTTTCCCTAACAGTAAAATCAAAGACATTGTTTACCATGCCAGTCCAAATAAATTTACTAAATTTAAAGATCCTTCCAATTCGGGTCTGAGTCATATTTGGTTTTCCGAAAAACCTTTGAGTAGTCAATTCGGATCTAATACTTATCATGTTTTAGTAAATTTACAAAACCCTTTAGTTCAGGGAGATCCGAACTACGATAAAGAACTCAGATATTTCGAAGCTCCTTTGAATCCTGAGTGGGTTAGTAATTACCACAAGACTGGGGAGTTACCGAAGTTCAAATACGATGGAACCATTCGATCATCAAGTGTTGATAGGGGAAAAAGTTTTACTGTTAGACACCCAGATCAGGTTCACATATTAGGTTCAAAAGAGGATATCGAAAGATTTTCTAAATTTGTCAATCACTAAAAACAAAAATCAAAATGTATTCAGGAGTCATAATTAAGCATGAAGATAGATGTTTACTCTGTAAACGAAGTGAAAAGTATACTCATCCCAATCAATGGTTCATTCCTGCAGGTCAAATAGAGACTGGGGAAAGTCCGAGAGAATGCGCGATAAGAGAACTTTATGAAGAAACTAATTTAGAATTTACGGAATCAGATCTCCATTTTGTTGGGACTATACCAACTATGGATGATGAAGGAGGATTAACAAATGACTTCATCTATCTTTTCATCTGTGAAATTGATCATCAAATGATTCCTGATTTAGAGAATGCCCAAGATGGGCAAGAACATACAAAATGTGGATATTTCAACTTTGACAAAATAAAAAAATTGGGATTGGACAAGAATCTTTTGAAAGTTTTGAAAAAATATTTTGATCTTAGTTGATTCTTTCTGAATTTGTCGTATATTTATAAAACTGAATCGAGAGATTCAACACCCCCCACAAAAATATTTCACTACAATTCGATATTGAAACTGAGAGTTGTTATTTTTGTGAAATATTTGTCCCACAAATGAAAGTTCGAGAGAAAAAGAGTTTGTGGGACTTTTTTGTCGAAAGTTCTTAAAAAAATATATCGCAGGATAGAGCAGTGGAAGCTCGTCAGGCTCATAACCTGAAGGTCGAAAGTTCGAATCTTTCTCCTGCCACATCGTGAGTTAGAGAACCAGTTATCTAAACCTTAGGGTGAAGAGCTAAACGTCATACTAACTCACAAAAATTGAGAAAAATTTTATTTTTATTCTCACCCCTACTAAAAAAAGTAGGGGATTTTTTTTTATTATGGTGGAGATTTATTATCTTTGTAAAACAAACGAAGAAGATATGACCACAGCATCTCACAACATCAAAATCCAACACGAAAAATTCGGAGTCCTTTTGAACGAGACATTTGTCAATGGAACTCAGTTCAAACTCTTCTTGAAGATGATTCAGGGCTGTATCGAACTGAAGAATGACTTGACCTTTTTCAATGGAACTGATTTTTTCACACACATTCCATTCAAACACTTGGTTGATTCTATTATCACCACTCAGGTGGACAACTACACATTAGCGGAACATTTAATCAATAAATCTAAAATCGAAGCGGAGGTAACACGATGAATTTAAGTGAAATTTTAAGATACGCATTCTTGGGGACAGTTGTCTATGGAGCGTATAAGTTGGGTGAAAAAAATGGTAAGAATGAGAATGTAAACGGTGGATTTGC